AAATCAACAAGCCCCAAAGCATTTGGTAAGAATGTCAAGGCAGAAGTCAAAGCAGGGAAACCTGTGAAACAAGCCGTGGCTATAGCCTATGCCACAAAACGTGCCGCATCCGGCAAAAAGGCTATGCCCACTAAAGGAAAAAAATAAAATGTACACAGGAACCTTCAAACCAGCAAACAGTACCACAGCCCGCAAGCCTGGTAATGATATGAAAAAAGGACCCTTAGCCAAGATGGGTGACAGCCCAGCAGCCTGGCAAAAGGCAGACAAAGGATTGGCCTTCAACGGTCAAGACAATGGAAGCAGCCAGCGTGCCTCAGCACAGAAAGGCACAGCCAATATGGCTTCAGGCTTCAGCAATCCTGACAAGATTCAAATGCGTCAGATGCCTAACAAAAAAGGCAACTATGCTGATCAAAGCAACAACACCCGTGTTGCACCATGTGTAGCCAGTGGCGTTGGAGTTACTGGTAGCCGTTCATGGGCTCCAAGTGCTGGACAGAACTACCGAGGCAATCCTGATCAGATTCAAGATCGTCAATTGTATAACAACAAAGGTAACAAGGACTAACCATGTCAGTATATCAAGTAGTAGCCCCATCACAGGCAGCATCAGCAACAGCATCAACTGGAACTGCCACATTCACAGCCTGCACAACCAATGTGTTTCAAATTGACAACAGAGATGCCACAGTGTTTGCCTATGTGAATGCTTTCACAACAAACAGTCCCAGTGCTAACGGATTTAATCATCCTACTATTGGTGGACAGACTGGTTACAGTCTGACTATTCCTCCAGCACAGAGTCGTATCCTTGTTGGTAACTTCAGTGTAACTGGCGGCGGACAAAGTGTCTATGTTAATCACATTACAGCATCAAGTTCAGCCACAATAGTGATTACACCAATCGCCGCACAGCGTACTGAAACATTATGATGAATAAAAAACCCGCAATGAAAGTCAAAGGTCGTCCTGTCAAACCAGAAGCAGTGGTTGCCAAGGTCAAGGCCGCATTGAAAGCCAAGAAGCCAATGATGATTGCCATTGCTACCAAAAAAGGAAAAAAATAAATGGCCGTAACCGTAATTAACACAACAGTACTATCACTAACCAACAGTGCAGTTCAATATTTGTACATGGTTGACTTCCCGCAGACAAGCGTTCCTAGAGTGGTGTCAACAGGCAGTTCATGCACAGTAGCATTAGATACCGCAAGCGTTAGCACAGGCACCAGTGCTTCAGTTAACTTGACCACTGACGTTGTCACACTACAACCCAATATCACATTCTTGTTGACAGCCTATGCACAGTATACAGGTTCAACGCCTTCAGTATATCAAATAGTAAATGCCGCAACTGGAGCAGTATTGGCAGGACCAAACCCATTTGGCGATACTCTAAGTTATGCCATTACACCCGCCACAACCACAACAATCAAACTAACAGCCTATACACTGGATGGCACCAACTGGCTACCACCAAGCCAAATTTCCAGCACTGACTTTATCATTCAGGCTGTGAGTGGATTCACAACATAATTAGGAAAATAAAATGGATATCCAAAAAATGAAAGAAAATTATGGTAGTGGCCCTAGAATGGGCAACGCCAGTGCTCGCCCAGGCAAGCGTAAGACATTTGAAGAAAGCAAAATGGAACGCAGTAACCTAGCAGACTCAATCAACGCTGCCTTCACTGCTCGCAGTCCTACTAACTTCTCTAAGACTAAGACATTGATTGATCCAACGCTGGAAGGTGTTGAGGCAGATGTTAAACCTAAGAAGTTTAAACGCTAAGTAAAGGTTCAGGGCTGTCCTTAACAGCCCTTCATTATATTTGAAAGGAAATGAAAATGAAAAAGCCACAAGGTAACAAACCAGTAGATGTTTGGAATGATGATCCAGCACAAGAAGAAACCACAGCAGTGGAACCAGAAGTTCTAGAGTTCACAGAACCTCTAGAGGCTATCACTACAGTAGACGCGCTGAAACCAGAAGCCATTGAATACTCACTAGAAGGACTCAAGGATGATTTCCCCACAGCCCTAGAACTAGAGAAGTTTGTATTTGATGAGACTCGTGTTAGTCTAAAACTAAAAGGTCTAGCACCCAGCAAGAAGTATGAGATTGCACTAGCAGTCTTACGCAACGAAGACATTGATGCTCGCTACATTACAGGCTCAAATCCCTATGTAGACAACAATGATATGATCCCAGAAGATCCTATCCGTCCTATCCCCAAACGTGATCCTAAACTGCCACAAGACAGTGAAGTCATGTCGGTATTCCACGACATGGCTGTACCACATCCTGATGGCAACATGCGAGCAGTAGATGCCAAGGTTGTTTGTCAATTTAAAACCTACAGAGATGGTAGCATTTCATATGAGATCATGGGACCACTTGAGAAACAATCATTTGGTGAAAAGATTGACAAGTATGGTCGTCCACGCCCAGAGAAATTTGTTTGGATTGATCCCCGCACTGGTGAGCAGGCCATTCGTTACGCAGATGGTTCATACACCAAGATGGGACAGCGTCTACGCACCTTGATGGAAAGCAAACGTGTTAACCGTACGCAGAGTTTCTGGTCAGTATGGATTGATCGTTCATTCACACATTTCAATCAAGGTGCTATTGACAATCCTTGGGCCTAATCCATGGACTCTACTAAGAACTATCAACGCGAGGTTCTTGACACACGCATACTCCAAAAGGTCAATGGTGCTCACCGTGAAGCCTTTCTGGAGAAGTTTCCTGGACAAACAGAACACATCCTACGCTTGATTTCAGAACGCCTACACCTTGGCTTGGACAAGCGTGATGGTGTGCGTGCCAATGATCCGGATACATGGATATTGACTGCTGATGAGATCGCACAGTTGGCCACAGCAATGAATCAAATTAATCAAATAAGGTTATCATTAAAACATGTTCCATGACTTTGATCCTTATGAGAAGTTAGAAGAACTTTGGGTGCGTGATGCTACACATGAACACAACCTAGACACGGTTGCCAACAGACTAAATGAAGCATGCCAACTCATGGAACAAATGGCTGATCAACTCCGTCATTTAACTCGTGCCATACAGGGCCTACAAGAACAAAACAAAATACTGCACAGCCGTTTGATGCGTTTGGAAAATCAAAATGATTGATAGTAATGTCATCATGCGCCGTGCAGTCAATTGGGTATGTGCAGAACATAACCTCAAGCCCGACAGCCTAAAGTTGTTTGATACCTATACCAAAGTCAAGTTTGAAGACTTTGCCATTTCAGTAAGTGATGAGATGAAGTACAATCAACTGAAATACTTTCGCCCATTTGAACACCAATTGAAATTCTTTGCCACAGGTAACAGTCCACGTAGAGGCATACTGGCTGCCAACCGAATTGGCAAGACAGTATCTACTTGTTATGAAACTGCCTATCACCTAACTGGCTTGTATCCTTCATGGTGGCCCAAAGAAGGCAAACGATTCTCAAAACCCATAACTGCTTTCGTAGCGGGAGAGGGATGGGAACAGGTTGCTCGTGTGCTACAGGATGAATTGATTGGCACCAAGGATGTTAAGATACGAGATCACATTGGCACAGGTGCCATACCCAAAGATTGTATTGTGCAAGACACCATGCGCTGTGATGGTGCCAACATTCTGGGCGTAGAAATTAAACACACTAGTGGTGCCAACAGTTATTTGCTGTTTGGTAACTACACACAGGAAGTGCGTAACTTACAAGGTTTCAAACTAGACCTGTGTGTGTTTGATGAGCAACCACCAGATGCCATATTCTCAGAACTGGTAACCAGAACTGCCACAACACAAGGACAGGTGCTTTGTTCTTTCACACCCTTAAAAGGCCTTAATGGATTGGTATCAAAGTTCTGGTATGAAGAAGAAGGATATGAACATGTGCGTGTCACTTGGGACGATGTTCCAGAACAGGATCCATGGGGCGAACCATTCTTACTATTTGAAACACGTCGACAGTTAGAGCGTGATTACTTGCCACATGAACGTGAAGCACGTATTGCAGGTATTCCAGTTATGGGTCAAGGTGCTGTATTCCAAATACGCAACTGGCCTACATATAAAACAGGTGACTTTGACTTCAAGACGATGAACCACATTGAACGGGTCATAGCACTTGACTTGGGTTTGGTGCGAGACAAAACAGTGATCAGTTTAATGTATTGGAATCCCCGTGAACAAGAAGCCTGGCTACACAGTCAGATTTGCGTAAAGGGCACTGAAGAAGCCAATCCTATAAATTGGATCAATCACCTAATGCGTCCGGAAGTGTTTGGCGCACCCATAGTGCTACCCAGTGATGCCAACACAGCAGGACGCTATACCATGTCAGCCTTATCCTTGCGACAGTTATTCGAAGAATACAATCTTAATGTTGTGCCACATCCTGCAATGAATCCACCTGACAGTGAAGGTAAGGTAACTAACCATAAATCATTTGGGGTCAACACCATGCGACAGATGTTGGAATTGGGCACACTGCATGTCAATGAAAACTGTGTGGAATTTCTACGTGAAGCCAAGAATTACTTTGTGGATGAACGTGGACGCTTTAGTGATCCAGATGACTGTCTTGACTCAGCCCGCTATGCCCTACTTGGAGCATTGAACAAATGGAGTGAACCCTACGATGGCAAAAACGCAAGACAACGTATGGCTGAATATAAAGTTATGGCTGACAACATTCGAGCACGTAAGGAAGTTAACATGCCACAATGGAAACGTCCATTAGAAATTAGATAACTTGTGTTATCTAGGGCTTATCGTAGAAATATATAAATAAAGTTAATCATCTAGGAACCAACAATGTTCGATAAAAGTCATTTCGTTACAACAGAACTATATAACCCAACAGGGCGTATGGAGCGTTTCATTCGCTTGAAAGGATTACTTGATACCAAGTGTGCGGCTAACTTGCGTTTGTTGGCCACAAAGAATAATATTAACCGTGCTAGTGATTACCATTACTTGAATCTGGCAGTCACGCAGTCAACAGAACCAGTCAATGGCATTGACTACATACATCCGGTAGTCAAGCCAGGTGTTGATTATTCAACTGCTGTTATTTCAAAAGGTCTAATGCAAAATGGTGAAATCAACTTTGAATTTGTGCCAGACAATGAAGATGACACTGATGCCGCTCGTCAAGCCACTGAAATGGTACACAAGTTGGTAAATCAAAACAACGATCCACACTTTATTCTACAGCATTGGATCATGGATGCCTTACTACACAAGAATGGCGAAATGATGATTTCGCCAGATCGCGAAATGATCACACGCTATGTTAAAACCAAAGGCACAGCAGATCAACTACAGGCATTTGAAGCACAGGCAGCAGATGCCGGTTTAACTGTACTACGCACCAACAAGCGTAAGAGCACAGTTAATCTAGAACAGGTTATGAAAGAAACACAACAGTGGACACAAGGCGCCACTGAAGAACGCAAGCAGATTATCAAAGACAATATTCTACAGCGAATGAAATTGGCCAGTGAAGGTGATGACACCGCATTGACCAGCAACATATTAACACCCGAAGAAGATATTCCCAGTGCCGGCATAGACAGTGAATTACAAGCAGCCATTGGCCGTAACACAGTTTATGATGCAGAATACAAACTAACTGGCTATAACCTAAACATCAAATTCCGTCCAATCGCACAACACTATTGGATGTGTAACCCTACCATTATCAACATACAAGAACAGGACTTCTGTGGATTCTACGATCCAATGTCAATACAAGAAGCCACTGAACGTTATGCTGATTTGGATCTTGAGAAGTTCATGGAGTTCGCAGAATATTCGAATGTTGGCGCTTATCAGGCTGGATCCCTTCTCAATAACCTTGCTCTACACGCACGTGATTCAGTTCCAATTAATGGACTGCCCAGCACAGGTTATGCGGCTCAGGATCCTACAGCCCGCCAAGTTACAGTTCTAACAGTATGGAACCGTTATGACATTGACGGTGATGGTGAATTAGAACTTATTGAAATCATCTACTCAGGGCAATATATTATATCAGCCCGTGAAGTAGAATTTATCCCAGTGGCCAACATGTGCCCACGTCCACTAGCACAAAACTTCTACGGTATGAGTTTGGCTGAATCGCTAGTTCCTGCACAGGAATATATGACATCTGCTCATAGAGCAGAGATTCAATTAGGCCTGCTGACAGCCACTCCACGTATTGGCGTTAAACCAGATCGCGTAGACTTTGAAATGATACAGGATGGTGAAGCCGCTATCTTTATTTTGGACAGCAAGTTTGACCCAGCAACGGATGTATACCCAATGCCACCTCCAAGTGGCAACCTAAGTTTTATTGAAGTTGCCATGACACGCCTACAACAGGACGTTATGGCCATGGTAGGTATGACTACTCCTACAGATGTGTTTACTCCAGAAATTATGAGTCCAGGCAACAGTGGTGCCAAACTACAGTTGGCCATGGGACCTAATCAACTTATACAGGACAACATTATCAAGAACTGTGCTCAAGGCCTAGAAGATGCTTTATGGTTAGTATGGCGTACACTGGTTCAATACTCAGATGATTATGGTGTTAAGAAGTTGGCACAACAATATAATCCCAAAAAAGAACCCGTGTTCTTAGATGGTGAACGCTTTGACAACATGGATTTCTGTGAACGCAAGATCATACACATTGATCTAGCAGTGGGTATGGCGTCAGAAGAAAACAGCCTACAGCG